GGAGGTTTTAAGTTTACCTCTAACTCTGGACTACGTGGACCTAACGCAAGATTGAATTGAACAATCTCGCACCACCTAGGTGCGTTAGGCTTGCTTGGTAGTACCATGCACTTCCTTGACGGGACATATTGAAAGAACCTTCCTTAGTTACCTAAGATAAGGGGGTACACTGACCAAAATCAGCGATCCCGAAGGTTCGAGGATAACAATTAATAAATGTCGAAACCACTTCCTGCGTCTATGAAAATTAGATCGTCAAGTTGTTGGTCCCAAGCTTTTAAAATTGCTTGTCCTCTTTCAATACTCTTCTGAACTGCATCTCGATCTTTCCAATCGATGTTTGTAACATCAATTGAGAATGGATCCTGAGATATCAGGTCGATGAGCCCTTCAACTGTGTAGTTCTGTGAGTAAGCACCCACAGAAATACTATCAAGATGAAGCTGTTTGTCAGCAAAATTGCTAACATAGGCCCACCAACCAGGGCTAAATAACTTAAGCAGGAATTCTAGCATCCTGTTGGGCCAATCTCTAGCAACCATTGTACTCCACCAATTATGGCTGAAGTATTTGATTGCATCATCAAGATTGCTCTGCGCTTTTGCTTTATCTTGTATGATAGTCTGTATTAAAGCAGACTTCATTAAGAATAAAGCAGAAGGCTGAGTACTTTCTGAAATGGAGAAGCACCAAGCGAGTAATTGCATGAAGTTGTGATTACCAGTTTGGCTCCCTTTCAACACGAAGGAATTCAGCCCGAAAGCCGCCCATAATGCATTCCATCTTTGACCTCTATATTTAGAGGGTAAAGATTGAATGCTCGCTAGTGTCGCTTGTAAATCTGGAATCAATTTCAATCTGAACATTGAGTCTAACAATCCTGCAAGGTATAGTCTACTTCTTATTGTTCTCAGGATTAAACCTGGACCAATAGGAGATAGATCAAGTCCATTTGGACCTATCCATCTTTTAGCAAATTCACAAAAGCTCGAAGAGCTTAAGGATTTCGCTAAGTTGATGTCTACACCGAGCGCTTTCATTAGAACTAAATACTCAGCCGCTACAGCATCGTTGGCGATAACAATATCATCACCTAAGATGGCGTAATGCGTGAATGACTTAATTCCACAGTTTACCGCTGCACACTGAACGATTACATGGTGACTTAAGGCTAACATGGCCCAGCTTGAATAAGCTCCCATAGGTTGTCCAACTGCATAACTTATTTCTTTCACAGGAACGTGAGAGTTAGTACTCTTCCATTCCCACTTTAGAGAACCTAAAAGATTCATCCAAAGTGTTCCTATATTAGGAATTAAAAGATTAAGTATGTCAGCTTGGATATCTACAGGTAGTCTATCAGTAGCTGCGCTCAAGTCGAATGAATAGAACTTCTGACCAGGCTCAACTATAGACATTAATCTATTGATTGGAGCAATTTGATCGAAAGTCCCATCCATCGGAATTCCCTCTAGTCTAGAGAGTATGGCATCGTGGAGAGGTTTTAAGATAACCTGGATCCAGTAGTTGGTTATACCAACTATTCTGGCTTTTCCAGATTGATCGTGAACCACTCCCAACTTTGCAATTCTTAAGCTAGGGGCTCGTCCTGCTAAGATTCAAACGAATCCAAGCATCGGAAGAGAAACCACTAAGATGAAGAATAGCCAAGCTATCCATCTATAAGCCTTAACATGATAGGCATACTTAACGTATGCAATCAATGTTTTAGGGTAATAGAGGAAAGCTATTGCATCGAGAGTTGAACCCCAAGTGCTTTTAGTAGCATTAGGACTCGCCTTTTCGATAAGCAATAACTTAGGTTGTTTTAGTCTCAGTGATCCATAGGATAAGTTCTTAAGAGCAAATTTTAACAATCTAAAGTCAAATGACTTAGTTGTACCTTTAAATGGTTTCAAAATAGAAGCCAAATTAGGTTTTACCCTGTTAGAAAATATTCTAAAGACAGAGAGTACAGTTAAGATACAAACTACCACTCCTTTATTACCAAGAAGACCTTTTGATTTAAATTCCAAAAGTTCTTTTCTTAGTAACCAAGGGATGATTGTAGGTAACCCGTGAGAATCTCGTTTAATCATAGGACTGTTAGATCCCATAATCACCGGTTGATCCGCAAGGAAATATATAGTAATTCTTAAACATTCTTTAAGATAACAGGCGAATCCTCTTGGATGCCCGAATCTCTTATAAAGAGATTTAAATCTTGTAAGAAGTATAAGAAAACTATCATGTTTTCCCGCTGCTCCACATGCCCAGATAGCAAGTAAGAAGTATGGCTTGAATTCATAAGATTTCAACCAAACTTTCTGACTCACTTTCACCAGTTGAGAGTTATTAAATATATTAAAAATATTTGTAGCTTTTAATTGTTGATTGGTGTTCAGCAATGCCTATTCGGATATGTCGCAGGTTCAAG